ACACTTCGTGCTGGAGGACAAGCAGCTAATGATATAGAGATTCTTTTAGAAACGTTTGCTGATAAAGATTTCCAATTCGCATTTTTAACTCGAAAAGTAGATTTAGATGTTGTAATTCCTAGAGATGATAATAAATACACGGTGCAAATAGGAGTAGGTCAGACAAATCGTTCACCTGAGGATTTATTCCCTAGCAAGAATTTGTCTGAATTCGATCCAAACATGGTCTCAATGGGTGAAGCAATTACATCACTTCGTCAAGTATTAAAAAGATATACTCGAATTCAAGCAGATCCAATGCCCGCACCCGTTTCACCAAATGTTTCCAATGCTATATTTCCATATGCTATTGAACAAAGTGCTCCATCTGTTAAAGATTTATTTTCATATGTGGCTCAACTATATAGAATTCAATCTGGAGGGATGAAACTTCTTTTAGCTGTTGAAAAAGGATTGGATTCAGTTGTAATGCCATATAGTCTTCAACCATATGAGGAAATTACTTTAACAACTAATGTATTTAACCCAGTACCTGATCCAGTTGATACGAATCATGGTCAGCCCGGTGGAATTTTCTTCACTGGTCTTGAGAACACATTGGAAGTGGATATTCCATTTTATCAACCTTATCCATTTATACCGACTGCCGTTGGAAATATGAAGGCTTCAACTGATATAGCTGGGATTGGGCCGAAATTAGTACCTTTCAATCTTGGACCTATTTTTACAATTTCGAATACAGTACCTGTATCCCTGCATCGGATTATAGGAGAAGATTTTTCATTTAGTTATCTAATTGGACCACCTCAAACTTCATATACACCTCCTCCTCCGCCACCTAAGAAAACTCCGGCATTAATCTGTGAAGAAAGTATGCTTGAAAAGGAGTCTCACGAAAATTTTACCTGTCAATCTAAGGAATCTTCTTCAAAAGGGTTCTTTTCTGATATGGCTAAAGCTTTCAGTGAAGCAAAGGAAACACGTTGGGGTGCAGGACCAAGTAATTCTTCTTATAGAACAGCACCTTCCACATTTTGCCCTAGTGCAACTCGTGCTGAAAGTGAACATTTCATTACCTCATATTTTCGTGGAAAAGATGAAGCAAAGGGGAAGAAATAGAAAGATAGTACGCCTTTCTGCGTATACTACTACTCGTAGTTATAAGAGTAAAAACCCGCTACATTTTGGAGTTAGAAACTCAAAGTGTCATAGAGGGAGAGTAATCACAAATTATTCTCCGTCAGTGGAGCTATTCAATTAGTGTTGAATTAAAGGCTGAAAATTTTTGGCCCCTGCTTAGCGGGGGAGTTTTTAGTAAGTTTTAAAATTCGCTAGCTCTACGTATTGACATTCAAAATTATAGTTTACACTACCTTTGACGTCAGGTTGCAATTCGG